ATAGTGTAATGAGTGAGATTTCGGATGGAGTGCAGATTCAAACTGGAAAGACTTTGGTACTAAATGGGTATGGGTTGGATACAAATGGGTATTTTGCAAAGTTTCCATCTCACACTATGAGAGACCATTTCACAACTAGTAACTTGTCGTCTTATTGGACTGGATGGACAACAACGCCATCTTGGACTGTCTATAATGTTATCAATCATTTATTACAAGCTACCCCAAGCAGTTCTCAAGTAAATATAACTTGTTTCTTGTATAAAAGTCAAAACGTACCTATCGATGGTAACATTAATGCGTGGTGTGCTGCCGACTCAAATAATGTAGATGTGGGTATAAGAATTGATAATGGATATGTAGACAATAATAATGAATACTCCGTCGAATTTTTCATCAGAGGTGGTATTGGAACTTACAGCTCTTATGATGCTGCTTTGTTCAAACGCGAACGTTCTGGAACAACAATAACAGAAATACAACTATCTAGTACGTTTCCTGGGGGAAAAGCACTTTATTTGAGAATGAATATTGGATCATCATCAATAATTTGGCTTTATGCAAATGATGATGTACATAGCAGTTTTACTGCGTCTGCAATTTATAGTTTTACTCCCACTCGACATGGTATATTTGTTCGTAATCGAACCAACACGGGTCCCAGGGCAGGTTATTTTCATTTCTATTACACAGATTTTTAAGAGGTCTTATGGACATTTATCGTACAAAACACAACTCAATTTATACACAATCTAAAAAATACCCCGCTTTGCGAGTGGAATTAATACTATCTGATAAGGACACAGAAGAAGCCGCAGAGCAAAAACTATTAGAACGATTACAAAATGCAGAAGCAGAATATGAACAAATTATGCATTTTATGCCAGACGAGGGGGGTAATCTAGTCGAAATTCAAAAAGACAAACCAACATTATCAACTATTAAACGCTGGATTCGGGAGTATCGAAATAAGCTACTTGCCGAGAGCGACTACGCTATGCTGCCAGATGTAGTGGCAGATAAGAGAGCATGGCAGGAGTATCGTCAGGAACTCAGGGATTTGCCAGAGACGTGGAGGTTAGATACCGAGACTCCGAGTGTGGATGTATCGCAAATTCTGGAGTACGCGGATGTGGTAAAATTGCCGTTTCCGCAGAAGCCGGGTTAGAGGAGAAGCGGACAATGGATGGATTCGTTGTTAATAAATTCCTGAGGCAAATCGGTTATATAACCGTTCGGTCCGGCGTGTCTTGCGAAAAATGCGGCGGTAGACCCAAGGCGGTATTGCTCCATAAGGGCAAACATCACGTTTATTGTCAGACTTGCTTTGAGAAGTTGAAACCTCCCAAAGACATAAGCATATCCGATTTACATCGCAAAGAGGACTCGTTATGACAGAGCAGACAACAAGCGAGCGGAGACGAGATTATCCGGAAATCCTGAAACGCATCGAGAGCATCGAGGAGACCTTGCGCGGCAACGGCAAAGACGGGTTGATGGTGCAAGTAGCGCTCATCAAGCAGGAAAGCCTTGTCATCAGCTCGAAAATCGATGACATCGAAAGTAAGCTGAGCGACATTACCTGCACCATCAACGAACTGCGCCTCGGACTAGAGGTAGAAAGGAGGACGCGCGCGGAAGAGAAAGAGCAGAAAATCGATTTTCGGTTTATCGTTGAGCATATCATCATCCCGATTGCCATCCCCCTCATCGGCGGGGCAATCTGGGCAACCATCTATATCTCAATCAATGCAAAAGGAGGTATCCCATGAACGGACAAGACGTTGTCAACGGCATTCCCATCTTGTTTGTCGTTATCGCCGTGGTCGAGTATCTCAAAAAGCTCGGAGTTGACGGCAAAGCCCTGACGGTAGCCAGTCTGCTTACCGGGGCAGTACTCGGCATCGCTTACCAGCTTCTTTATCTCAACTTACCGCCGACCCCGGAAAACGTCTTTACTGCTGTCGTTTACGGGCTGGTGCTGGGGCTGACGGCAAGCGGTGTGTATGATGCCCAGAAGAGCGCCGCAAAATGAAAGCGTTGAAGTATCCCTTCGTGGGAAGCTATCCAATCACCCAAAAGTTCGGCGAGAACCCGCAGGTTTACGCCCGTTTTGGCTTGGACGGGCATAACGGCGTTGATTTCGGTCTCCCTGTCGGAACGCCCGTCCTCGCCTGCGCCGACGGCGTGATTGAGCAGGTCAAGATGGATGCGCAGGGTTATGGACTGCATATCCGCCATCGGCTGGATTCGGCGTTTGGCAGGTATCTGGTCATCTACGCCCACCTGAGCCAGACGCTGGTCAAGCCGGGGGACTGGGTGATGTCCGGGCATCAAATCGCCTTGAGCGGTAATACCGGCTTCTCCACCGGCCCGCATCTGCACTTCGAGGTTCGGCTGGATAACAAAGCCGTTGACCCTCTGCCGCTGCTGGAGACAAGCGCAGAAGATGCCCAAAGCGAGAAGCTCCAGCCCGGCTTTGCGCGGGTGAGCGCCGAAGCCGGGCTGGTCATCCGCCTGAGCGGGCAGAGAGACGGAGACAACCGCCGGGGCTTGCTCAAGTACGGCGACACGGTCGAGGTCGTGCGGGAAGCGAACGAGAACGGCTATGTCGGCATCGTGCTGTATGTCAGCGAGAAGTACTTGACAAAGTAATACTTTCGGCGTATAATCTATGTTGGATTGAGACGGCGCCCCCTACGTTCTCATCCTTTACCGCCCGCGACTTCCCGGGCGGTAAGTCTTTTAACCCCGCTTGACATCGGTCAGGAAGTACTGTAAAATAAAACCGGCATGGAAATTAGCTCCTTTCTTGCCTTCCTTCACTTTGCAATAGCCGTGCGAAACGGCTATTGCAATTTTTTAATCTTTTAGAGCAAGTCATATGACTCAAAATCCGAGAAATCGTTTATATTTGTATTGACCAGATTTTCCAGAATAGAAAGGAAGTCCAAAATGTTTTACAACCCCGGCGAAATTCTAATCATCAACCCAAGGTTAGCCGCTAAGCTGGGTCTCAACGAAGCCATCATCCTCCAGCAGCTCCACTATTGGCTTGAGATGCCCGGCGTCGGTGAGATTGACACCGACGGCCACAAGTGGGTTTATAACACCTACGACCAATGGCACGAGAACTTTCCGTTTTTCTCCGTCATGACCATCAAGAGAACGTTCCTAAAACTTGAAAAGGACAGCATCATCGTTGCAAAACACAAAGCGCGTTGCGGGAGACGAACGAAGTACTACCGCATCAACTACGAAGCCCTGCGCCGTCTGGAAATTGAAGAAGCCAACCCGGGAACGCCAGAAACACCGGAAGACTACCGCGGCGAACTTCCCCTTCCCCCAACTCTAGAAGAGCTTGATAGATTGGAGGAAACATCGTATCAAAATGACATCCAAAGCGATGCATTAACATCATCATATCAATTTGAAACGCAATCATTGTGTCAGATTGATACGTTAGCATCATATCAATCTGACACGTTCTTAATTAACAAAGACTACGAATCCAAAGACTACGGTTTAACAGAGACTACAAAGGCGCGCTATCGCGCGCGCGAGCCAGGGGGGGTTGATTTTTGCGAACGACCGGCTGTTCAGGAAAGCGAGGACTTTCGGGAAAAACGCGCGAAGCGGAGCGACGCGCGGAAAGGCGCCGCCGCGAATTGCGCCGTCCTTGAGGAGGTGCCGCAGGAGGAAGTCTCCGCGGGCGATTTCCGCTGGCTCAAGAAGCAGTATCATGAGCTTGCGCGTGCCTTTCTGGAATTTGCCGGAGATGTCTATTACCCGCGCACGGCATCGGAGCGCAAGCTCTGGTACAAGACGTTGCATGAGTGGTATCTGATTGACGCGCGCCGCGAGGATGTGCGGGAGGCCGTCCTGAAACTGCGCAAGGACGGCTTGACGATTGGGGGAATCCAGAGCATCACCAAGACCTTGCGCGCCGTGAAAGCATCTGCGCATTACGACCCGCTTGAACTGCTCGGTTATCAGCGGCTTTGAGCGGATTTTCTGCAAGACAGGAGCTAAAGGATGGAGGAAGTCTTATTTTGCAACCAAGATGCCGAGAAGGCCGTTCTGGGGGCATTTTTAATCGACCCCAACCTGTACTATGAGTGTGACCTGACCCCGGAGCATTTCGCGCTCGGCAAGCATCAGGTCATCTTCCGCGCCATCGAGCGTCTGGTCAAGGCGGATGTCAACCCTGACCTCGTGACCCTGCGCGAGGAAATCGAGCGGATGGGAAGCGGGGAAGTCGTGACCTATGCCGATTTGTTGGAGCTAATCAATGCCACGCCGACCACATTGCACTTCGACCATCACGTGGGGGTCGTCAAGCGCCACCACCAGCGCCGCATCTTGCTCTCGGTCTTGCAAGATGCGGTTGGGCGGTTATCTCTTGATGATGACCCGGATGCGGTCAAAAAGCAGATTGTGGATGGCGTGTCGATTGCGTCTGAGGGAAGGGGGGCGGTAGGACTGCTTGAGCACCTGGATGCCGTATACGATGAGATTTACTCCAGATTCCGCGGGGGGCGCAGGCTTCCAGGTCTGCCGACCGGCTTTTCGGATTTGGACGATGCCATCGGCGGGGTGGATATCGAGAACGGCATGCTGATATACATCGCCGGCGAGCCCGGGGCAGGCAAAACGGCATTTGCCCTACAGCTTGCCGTCAACCTTGCCGATGAGCGCTACGGCAATACGCCGGGAGCGATATACTCGCTTGAGATGTCCGCCAAGCAGCTAATTTACCGCATGGCGTCAATGGTCGGCGAACATTCCATTTCAAAGCTGGTTATCGGCGATATCGGCGGTTGGGAGGATGAGCTTGTCAAGACATTCGACCGTCTATCCGGTCTACCTGTTTATCTCTGCGAGGACGCATCGCTGACCACGGCGTCCTTACGCGCGGATTTGGCGAGACTGCGCCAGAAGGGCGTGCGCTGGTTTATTCTCGACTATCTGCATCTGCTCAACGGCTACAATCAGCTTGACGACGTCCAACGCACCGAGAGACTGTCGCGCGACCTGGTCGAGATATGCCGGACGTTTCGCATGGCGGGGATTGTACTTGGGAGCGTGACCAAGGACGTGATGGACGGCTCTGCGCCGACCAAGCGGAGTCTACGCGGTTCTGGGCAGATAATCCATGATGCGGATGTCGTGATGTTCATCGCCGAGGCGCAGAAGGGGTTGGTGGTTGGAAACAACGGGAGTCTGGCGCGGACGGTGATGATAGAAAAGAACCGCAACGGCAAGAGCAAGGTTGCGTTTGACGTTATCCTGAACCCGGATCGGGGGATGAAATTCCTGCCGGTCCTCAAGACAGAGATAAGGTTTTAGCTTTAGGAAAGATTAAAGTAAGATTAAAGTTTCCAAAACCTCTTGACATCTTTAGAATAATATGTTATGATATAGACAATCAAACGGAAGTCTAATAAAGAAAGGAGCTAACGAAAAATGAACCCCAACACCAAAGTAATCTGTTCAAAGTGCGGCAAGGCTGAAGAATACCATCGAGCCCGTTCTCAGGGCTGGCTGGTAGCGTTACGCAAGGGCTCGGATTGGAAAATGGTCATCCGCTGTCCAAAGTGCGTGACACCTTATGCCAAAAAGATTGCCGTAAAGTAGCGTGAATTAAAAGCGAGGGTCTCCAAAAGTCAGTAAACTTACATCTTCCTCAGGAGACCCTCACTCAATCCAAAAGTCAACCCAAAAGAAAGGAGCAAACGAAAAATGAACCCCAGAAAATTCAAATTCATCAATCTGACACCGCACACCGTCCGTATTATTCACAATGAAGAAGTCATCGAAATTCCGCCATCCGGAACGGTTGCCCGGGTGGATACCATCCGGAAGCAGACTGGCACTATCAATAATATTCCTGTTTATTCCGTGCGGTACACCAGCATCAACCTCCCGGACCCTGAGTTATATACCTTTTACATCGTCTCTTCCCTGGTGCAACAATATGCCCCCTGGCGTAAAGACCTTGTCAGCCCCGATACGTCGCCCGACTCCGTCGTCCGCGACGGCGACGGCAACATCGTTGCCGTGCGCGGCCTTATGCGCCTTGGGGACGCGAGTTGAGTTGAAAGGAGGTGATGCCATCTTCTCTTCTTCTCCCAATCAAGGGGGCGCAAGCCCCCTTCTCGTATTTAATCAATCGAAAGGAGGTGTATATGAGGTACAGTGAGCCGTACGACAAAAGGCTTAACATCGTTCTCCCGGAGCGCATCTACAAGATGCTGCTCCAGGTGTGGGAAGCCGAAAAGCGCTCCGACCCCTCCCGGCGGTTGACCCTCTCGGACGTCGTCCGCCGGGCGCTCATGGAATATTTCAAACAGAAAGGAACTTCTAACAATGGAGGAAGCTAAAGTAGTCACTTTCTTAAAGGTCAAGACCGCGCAGGGAGACGATTTGCATATCACCATGCGCGGCGATGACGAGGGTATCATCCTCGCGCTCATCGAGTACGTCGCCATGATGAGAAGTAAAGGATATTTCCAATTTCCGGACTTTCCCCAGCCCTCTCCCCAACCTCAACCCCCGCAAACCGTCCAACCCAAGCCGTCTCCACCCCCTGCCCAGACCACCCCGCCTCCCCCTCCAAAGGATAACGGAACGGGCGAAACAGAGGAAATCGATGTCGTAAAACTGCGCCGAATCGTCAGCAAGACCGGCGCAGACATCTTGGTCGTATTTGCCTCAGACAACGCCGAGTTTTTCTACTATGATAAAAACCACCCTTCTCACTGGGTGCAGTGGCCGCTCCGCACCGACTTCTCCCCGCCGGACGGCATGAAGCGTGCCAGGGTGGATGTCGAAAAGAAAAGAGTTCTGTCTTTTATCTGAGGGGGAAAAAAGATGAATTGGTGGGAAGGCGAGGAATATAAAGACTACGCCCAGGCGATATGCACGGTCTCCGGGCTGTCGCCTGGGCAGTATCATTATGGGCAAGTACTGCTTGCCCCAAACGGCGCTTATGGAGCTTACGGACTCAAGCAGCGCTCGAAATCCGTCAGCTCCGAAACGCTTGTCCTGGTCGGATACTGTCCGATGCGCTGGATTATCCAGTTATCTCAGGATTTGCGCATCGTCTTTGATTTCTGGCCCTGCGGAGAGTCCTCTCCGCAGGGTTATGAGAACCTGGGCATGGAGGACATCATGTTCTTCGACAACGACGCCTCCAGGCTCAAGACGATTAGTGCCTTGGGAGACGCGCAAATCTCCGTTTCCCTCCGCAACATCTACGAAGCCATGTTTTCCGTCTGGGAGGGAAAGCGGAAAATAAGCGCCAACCCGTTTTACAAGATGCAGGGGGGATATGCTTCTTACACTTATTCCATCCTCCGCTACGCCGAGCTGCTTGTCAACGACGACACGCGCCTGTTCATCCGCAACTACCCCGATGGGGAATTTCTCCCCATCGGTCAGGCGAATCTCGAACAGGCCATCAATGACCTGCTCAACGGCACAGACACGGTGTATTTAGGAGATGTCTATAAAATCGAGCAGAACGTCAAGCTTCTCGAAAAGCTACTCAAGCGCGAAGAAACCGCGTTGCAAATCTATTTACAGCTTGCAGAAAGGAGGAAAAACAAAGAATGAAAGTCGACATCAACTCATGCTATGTCATCGACAAAAATCATTACGTTTTTTGCGGTGACATCTGCGACCCGCGCTTTGTCTCCGATGTTCTGTCCCCGTCTCTACCCCCTTATTTTGACCATATCTTCATCGACCCGCACTGGGGGACGGTTACCTTGCGTGTAGTCTACGATGAGCTTGGTCTTCCCCAGCCTTCGTATCCGGACTATCTCTCATCGCTTTTTGTTCTCTGTGCTTTACATTCCATTTCGAGCTCAACCATTGCCGTTGCCGCCCCGCCCCGCGCGCCGGGTTTGGTTTTCAACGAGCTATTCAAGCTCGGCTTCACCCAGTCCTGGCGGGTTCTCGTCCCTTATGGGATTGGGGATTTCGAGTGCTACCTCGCGGTTGGAGCATTCAAGGACGGCTCCCCATCATCTATTCCGAATAACTTTTCCGACTGTAAGGATTGGCAGTCTGTCATCAAGCGCGTTTTTGTAAACGCGCTCGGCGTGGGCAGGACGTTTTTTGACCCGTCAGCCGGACGCTTGCAACGCTTCGAGCTGGCGGTCAAAATCGGCGCGACGGCTTATGCCGTTGAGCTGTCGCCGAAGCTCCTCGCCGACGGGTTGAAAAGACTCTCCGAACGCGGACATGGTATCAGACGCCTGTAAAAGCGCATGTGCATATAACTAACAAGACGGCAGATGACCTGCCGTCTTGTTGTTTTTTCCACGGAAATCTGCTACAATGGTAAAAAGACACAACCGGGAGTTACAATGTCAAAGCAGGAAAACATCTCTATCACCGGCGAAAATGACTTGACCTGGCGTCCCGTTCAGGTCAGGCTCGGAGACCTGGACGGCTGGGAAGGTAATCCCAAACGGCTTACCAAAGCCCAGGCTCAAAGACTGCTCAAGTCTACCCAGAAACTCGGTCAGCTTCAGACTATCGCCGTTTCTCCCCCTAAGCCTAACGGACGGCGGGACATCTACGACGGCCACCAGCGGAATAACGTCTGGCAGAAAGCGTATCATCCTGACCTGGTCGTCTGGGCGATGGAGTCTTCGCGCTTTCTGACCGAGCAGGAGCGCAAGGATATTGCCATGCTCACCATGACCGCCCGCGGTTCGTTCGACTGGGACATCCTGTCGGGCTGGGATGATTTGCTGGATTATATCGACAAGAACCTGCTCGCGGAATGCAAGGAGGACTTCATGGAAATCCGCAGTCTGCTGAACTTCCTCGAGTGGGAGAGCACGGAAAAAGAGGGGAAAAATCAAGAATTGCCGACGGAATATTACGGCATCGTAATCGACTGTGAGAACGAGATTCATCAAGCGGAACTGCTGGAACGCTTTACGGAGGAGGGACTCAAATGCCGAGCGCTTGTATCGTGAGAGATACTCCCGTCATCCGCACTTCTCGAGTAATGCAGATGGAAAGTATCTTCGATTGTCCCCCATCCGAAAAAAGCAGGCTGGAGTGGAAGGTCG